GGACTATATCGGCAGCGTTCCCAAGTATGACGGTTTCTGCACCGTACCCGAACACATCGGCTATCGTCCTGTGGTCGGAAAGTTCCTTAACCTCTATGAACCGATAGACCACAGACCGAAAGAGGGGGATTTCTCGCACGTCCAATCTTTGGTACATCACATCTTCGGAGAGCAATACGAGTTGGGGATGGACTATCTGCAACTGCTCTACCTGCAACCTATTCAGAAGCTGCCTATCCTATTGTTGGTATCGGAAGAACGCAACACAGGCAAAAGCACCTTCCTGAACTTTCTGAAAGCCCTCTTTCAGAACAATGTCACTTTCAACACCAACGAGGATTTCCGCAGCCAGTTCAATTCCGACTGGGCAGGGAAACTCCTTATCGTGGTGGATGAAGTGCTGCTCAACCGCAGGGAGGACAGTGAGAGGTTGAAGAACCTCAGCACGACACTCTCCTACAAGGTGGAAGCCAAAGGCAAAGACCGTGACGAGATAGCGTTCTTTGCCAAGTTCGTGTTATGCTCCAACAACGAGTATCTGCCCGTAATCATCGATGTAGGCGAAACACGCTATTGGGTACGCAAAATAAACCGCTTGCAATCCGATGATACCGATTTCCTGCAACGGTTGAAAGCGGAGATACCCGCCTTTCTCCATTTCCTAATCCACCGCCAACTATCCACCAAGAGGGAGAACCGGATGTGGTTCAACCCCTCATTGCTGCATACCGAAGCCTTGCAGAGGATTATCCGCAGTAACCGCAACCGGTTGGAGATAGAGATGTCAGAGTTATTGCTCGACATTATGGCTGCCATGAAGACAGACAGCGTTTCATTCTGTCTTAACGACCTCATTGTACTATTGATGCACTCGCAGGTAAAGGCGGAGAAACACCAAGTACGTAAGGTGGTGCAGGAGTGCTGGAAACTGACACCTGCACCCAACGGGCTTACCTACACCACCTATCAAGGTAACTACAACCAAAGTTGCCATTATGAGTCGATAAGGAGAGTGGGACGCTTCTATACCGTCACAAGGGAGCAGCTTGAATCCTTATAACACCATCATTTTTCTGTTGAATTGTTGAATATGAGTATAACATATTGATAATAAGCGATATACATTCTCAACAAAATCTCAACAAGCCAAAAGAGAAGTTGAGAAGCCATCGACACCCGTTTGTGGATTTCTCTTTTGGTGAGTGGTTTGTTGAGAAGTTGTTGAGAGGTTACAATCCTGTATATAAGCATATTACATAAACGGTTCATCAAATCAACAAATTTTTATCAACCTTAAAATCATATGTAATATGACAATCCAAGATGCAAAACAAATCAAGTTGGCAGATTATCTGCAAAGTCTGGGCTATATGCCCGTAAAGCAACAAGGCAAAAGCCTATGGTACAAATCACCACTGCGGGAAGAAACGGACGCATCGTTCAAGGTGAACACAGAGCTTGAAAAATGGTACGACTTCGGTATCGGCAAGGGTGGGAACATCATCGCATTGGCAGCGGAACTGTATCACAGTGAGAATGTAGCCTATCTGTTGGAGTGCATCGCCAAGCAAACACCGCACCTGCACACCGCCAGCCATACGCCATTCTCTTTGGGTCGGCAGTCCGTTCCCGAACCGATGTACCGACACCTGCAAGTCACGGAGTTATCCTCACCTGCACTGCTGTCTTACTTGCAGGAACGGAGGATAAATCCCGAACTCGCCAAAAAAGAATGTAAGGAACTGCATTTCACGCATGGTGACAAGCGATATTTTGCCATCGGCTTCCCGAACATGGCAGGAGGATATGAGGTGCGCAACCGTTATTTCAAGGGATGCGCTGCCCCGAAAGACATCACCCATATCCGACAGAGTGGAGAACCACGTGGAATGTGTTATCTGTTCGAGGGCTTCATGGACTATCTGTCGTTTCTTACCATCCGAGTGAAGAACAATCCGCAATACCCCCGATTGGACACGCAGGACTATATCATACTGAACTCCGTTTCCAATCTTGCGAAAGCGGAAAACTTGTTGGCAACCTATCCCCGAATCGGCTGTTTCCTTGACAACGATACGGCAGGACGGAATGCTTGTAAGCACCTGCAAGCAAAGTTCGGTGAACGGTTGTTTGACAAGTCGCTGTACTATCGTGAGTATAACGACTTGAACGACTATCTGTGCGGCAAGTCCTTGTCCCAATCGACAGAGCCGATGAAGCTGGAACGGCAAGTCCAATCCGCAAGACGGATGATGCAGCCACCGAAAAAGAAAGGGGGATTCCGTCTATAATATATG